TTTAGAGAGTATGTTGGTGATCGTTCTGTTAACATTCGTTCAAAACGATTATTAGAGGAAATGAAAGTATTTGTATGGAAAAACGGTAGACCAGAAGCACAATCAGGTTATAATGATGATTTGGTGATGGCTTTTGGTATAGCTATGTTTTTAAGAGATACTTCTTTAAAATTTCAACAAATGTCTCATGACATGACTCGTGCTACACTTGGCAGTATGAGCAAGACTAATTATATTGGTGGATATAATAGTAATCAAGTCCAAAATCCATATTCTATTCAAACAGATCACGGACAAGAGGACATTAAATGGTTATTGTAATATTTATAAGATATAATAAAATATAAAAATGGCAGATAAAAGTTTATTCACCCGACTCCAACGACTGTTTTCAACAGATGTTATTATAAGAAATACGGGTGGCAACACATTAAAAGTAATGGATGTTGATTCCATTCAACAATCCGGAGATATAGCTACTAATTCATTAATAGATAGATATAATCGTTTATACTCTCCATCATCAACATCACTTTTAGGATCACAGATTAATATTAACTGGCAATACCTTAGAACCATGGTCTACTCTGACTATGATAATATGGATTATGATGCCATTGTCGCTTCTGCCTTAGATATTATTTCAGATGAAAGTACTTTAAAAAATGATATGGGAGAAGTGCTTCATATTAAATCAAGTGATGATGATATTCAGCAAATTCTTTATAACTTGTTTTATGATGTATTGAATATTGAATTTAACTTATGGAGTTGGATTCGTCAAATGTGTAAGTATGGTGACTTTTTCTTAAAGTTAGAAATTGCTGAAAAATATGGTGTGTATAATGTTATTCCTTATACTGCTTACCATATTGAACGTCAAGAAAATTATGACAAAGATCACCCAAACGCTGTAAGATTTAAATACTCACCTGAAGGTATTTTCGCTGGTGGTTCTGGTTATTACGGTACACCCAATCTAGGAACGTTTGATAACCAACCAGGTATCCATTTTGATAATTATGAAATGGCTCACTTTAGGTTGTTAACAGATGTTAATTATTTGCCTTATGGTCGTTCATATTTGGAACCTGCTCGTCGTATCTTTAAACAATATGTGTTGATGGAAGATGCTATGTTGATTCATAGAATCTCACGTAGTCCAGATCGTCGTATATTCTATATTAATGTTGGTTCTATTCCTCCAAATGAAGTAGAAAACTTTATGCAGAAAACTATTTCTACTATGAAGCGTACTCCATTAATGGATAACCAAACTGGTGAATATAACTTAAAATACAACCAGCAAAACTTATTGGAAGATTTTTATATTCCAATTCGTGGAAATGATACAACAACTAAGATTGAAACTACACCTGGTTTACAATATGATGGTATTCAAGATGTTACTTATTTAAGAGATAAATTATTTGCTGCCCTTAAAGTACCTAAAGCATTTATGGGTTATGAAAAAGATTTAACAGGTAAAGCAACGTTGGCCGCTGAGGATATTAGATTTGCTCGTACTATTAACCGTATTCAACGTATTGCATTATCTGAATTATATAAGATTGCTTTAGTACACTTATATTCTCAAGGTTATACAGGTGAACAATTAACTAACTTTGAGTTAGATTTAACTACACCTTCTATTATCTATGATCAAGAAAAGATTGCCTTGTTAACTCAAAAGGTAGACTTAGCTCAAAAGATTATGGATCTTAAAATACTACCTTCTGATTGGATTTATGATAACATTTTCCACTTCAGTGAAGATCAGTATGATGAGTATAGAGATTTGATTGTTGAAGACCAAAAACGTTCATTTAGACAAAAACAAATCTCAGAAGAAGGAAATGATCCTAAAGTATCAGGTAAATCATATGGTACACCACACGATTTGGCTTCACTTTATGGTAAAGGAAGAATGTATTCTAATCCTGAAAATGTACCTGTAGGTTATGGTGATGATGTTAAATTAGGTCGTCCTGAAGAAAATCCAACAAACAGAAACACACAAAACAGTCCTTTTGGTAAAGACAGATTAGGTGTAGCTGGCATGAAAGATCCAGACAATGAAAATGAATCTGGAGGTATTAGAGCTAATTATAAGGGCGGTTCACCTTTAGCTTTAGAAGCTAAACAAGTATATTTAAAAAACAAATCTTTAATTGAGAATTTATTTAAAAATAAATCGGTTATTGAAGAATCACTACTTGATGAATCTAAATTAAAGAAATAAAAATCCTTATATATTTATAACAAAATCTCAAGAATGAACATTAAACATTCTAAGTATAAGAATACAGGCCTTTTGTTTGAACTTTTAGTTAGACAAATAACGGCGGATACCTTATCTGGAAAAGACTCTAAAGCTATAGGTATACTTAATAAGTATTTTGTAAAGACTGAATTAGGTAGAGAATACAAATTGTATGAAACTCTTTCAAAATATAAAAGTACAACTGAAGCTAAAGCTGAAACTATTGTTAATACTTTAATTGAATCATCTAAAGATTTAAACAGAGGAGCATTAAAAAGACAAAAATATAATCTAATTAATGAAGTTCAAAAGCATTATAACTTAGAGGAATTTTTTAAAACTAAATTGCCTAATTATAAAGCATTCGCGTCATTATATACGTTAATAGAGATATATAATAGCGAGAATTTGTCTAACCCTGACCAAATCATTTCAAATAAATTAACATTATTAGAACATTTATCTTCATCATCTGTTACTAAACAAAAAGTAGAAGATAATTTACTTGAGGAATTTAAATCGTATGATAAAGACTTACGTATTTTAACTTACCGAGTAATGTTAGAAAAATTTAATGGGAAATATGCTGATTTAAATGATAACCAAAAAACAGTATTAAAAGAATTCATTAATTCAGTTGATTCAGCTCCAAAATTAAAAGAATTTTACAACACTAAAGTTGGAGAAATTAAAGAAGAATTAAAGAGCGTTTCTAAAAAAGTTACAGATAAAGCAATTCAAATTAAATTAAATGAAGTAACTAATATGTTGTCTCCACTAAGCAAAAATGCTGGTGTGGGTAATGATGACTTAGTTAATTTATTACAATATTATGAACTTTTAGATGAACTTGTAACTGCTAATGGCTAACTTTAAATACAAAATAAAAGAAGATTCAACAATAGCCTCTGATTCAGGTTTCACTTCAGGCGGCGAGGGTGAAAACCATACTGGTCCTTCACCTCGTAAGTCTACTTACGGTGCCTATACACAAGCAGGATTTAAAAAAGTGAATGAAGGTCCTGGAGCTACTTTAGGACCTGGTCCTAAGGCAGGTCCAACTGGTGTTAAGGATAATATGTATGTTACTAAGTTTAAATACAAATTAGTAAAAACACCAATCAAAGAGGCTGAAGATGTTGATACTTTTTTAGATGATATGCAAATTAATGATCCATCTAGAAGAGAATTTATTGGAAGTCGATTAAGGGCTTTTGATAGTATAGAAGACCAATTAAATCAATTAGTTCCTTTATTGCAACAAGCTAAAAGTAAAACAATTGATTATTATAGAAGCAAACCAGATTCATATAGTGTATTGTATGGTACTGATTTGGCTCAAGATTATTTAAACGATATAATAGAACTATTTAAAAACTAAAACATGGCAACAATACCAGTAAACCCCACCGGAATAGTAACCACAACAACAGCAACAGGAAGTTTTGCCGGATTTACCGTAGTATCTGGTTCAGCTACTATCACCGGTTTAAAAGACGCTAATGGATCTGAATTAACTACAACAGACTGGATTATTCCAGCTGGATTTACTATTCCTATCTACGTAACAAGCGCTTCTTTATCATCAGGAGCAATATTACTTTACCCATAATATTTATAACAAATGGAAAAGACCTTACAACAACAATACAACCTTATTAAAGAAGGCAAAGGAAGTAAAGACGACTTTTTGAAAAGTGCTCGTCGTGTATTTCCTGAGTTTATTGCCCCTTTAACTGATTATAAAACCGCTGTTAATATCTTAAAAGGTAAAAGTATTTTATCTGAAGCAGTCGGTGGTGTAGTTACATTAAAACCTTTTCAACAAGATTGGTTTAAAATCTTTAATGATAATATTGCTGAGGCAGTAGGTGTTAAAGATAAAAAAGAATATGGTGATCAAAATGAATTTGAAAAAATCGATAAAGATGTTCAAAAAGATTTAGACAACCAATTTGATAATAAAGACCCTAAAAACATTGATAACCTTTACGGCCAGTCATTCTTAATGGGTTACTACACTGAAATGAAAGATCCTAAAAATAAGGATAAAACAGTTGATGAATTAAAAGCTATCGTTGCTAAAAACATGGCTAAAGACATTAGTTACTATCATAAAGAAGCTTCATTTGGTGTTAAAGGTATTGGTTATAAGACTGACGTAATCGGCGGTGGTGAACCAGTAGCGCCTAAAGGTAAATGGAAAGCTAGCGGATACGGAGATTTACCTAAGAAAAAATAATGAAACAGGTACTAATTGAAACTATACCATTTAAAGTTGCCCCCATACAACTTACTGAAGGTTTAAAAGCACCTTCTGGTAATCCTATGGTTCAAGGTATTTTAGCTACTGCTGAAGTAAAAAATGGTAATGGTAGATATTATCCTAAAGAATTGTGGGAACGTGAAATTGACAAGTACAATGAAATGGTTAGAGAAAATAGAGCCACAGGTGAGTTAGATCACCCGGATTCTT